TATCCGGAGGATTTCCCGTTTTTTATGGTACAGTCTGCTTCTGCACTTGGTTCCACTGTAATATTGGCTGCTGATGCAGTTTCGTTTAACATGGTTGCCACCCCATATTTCTATGATAATTAAGGGTGAGAAAAGTTCATTCAGGCCCTGACGGGCGAAGATGACGATTGACTTTTGAGGTCTCTCTCACCCTTTGGGGAGAGACCGAAAAAGTCATGAGGCATTGTAGCCCGAAGGGCGAAGATGACGATGATATTTTAGGAAGAATTCTACTCCCCATAAATTCGGGTTTTACATTTAGTCAAAGGGCCAGTATTACCCCTTTGACTTATGTGCAATTACTTCTGTGTAAAAGATTTTCACAATTATAACTTCTGTGTAAAATAATATAAAGGATTATACTATATATTATTTAGGGACATGGCACGAACAAGAGGATTTCCATTTACGGATTATGTTCGGGACGAGGCTTTTTTGTTGGGACTGCCTTACAGTTACCTGTGTTGGGGCGAGGAAGTTTGTCCAAGTACTGGACGTGACCACTTCCAAGCTTACATCTATTTTAAAGATGCCAAGACGTTTTCCGCTGCACGAAAGGTGATGGAGGGACGACATATTGAGGAACAGAAAGGAACTATTGATGAATGTATTCATTACTGTAAGGGTGACCATACTAATCATGAGGGGAAGTATAAACCGTTGAATTTAGTATTTAAAGAATTTGGTGACAGACCCAAACAGGGAAAGCGTACAGATATAAAAAATGTTTTAACCGCCATACAGAATGGTAATTGCACAATGAGGGATATTGTTTCAAAGGCAACATCATTTCAATCCGTACGAATGGCAGAATTGCAACTCAAATATTTTGAGCCACCACGTAACTGGAAAACGGAAGTTTATTGGTTCTACGGAAAAAGCGGAACAGGTAAAACCAGAAAGGCGAATGAAATGTGTGAAGACCCTTATGTATGTATGGAAAGTAACAAATGGTGGGAAGGCTATGATGCACATGAAGATGTAATCATAGATGATTATCGTCCAGACTTTTGTTCGTTTAAAATGTTATTAATGCTCCTCGATCGATACGAATGTCGTATTGAGTGTAAAGGAGGTTCCAGACAGTTAAGGGCCAAAAGAATTTTTATAACCACTCCAAAGAATCCGGCTGATACTTGGCAGGGGAGAACCTTGGAAGACATATATCAACTCTCTCGTCGAATAACGGAGGTACGGGAGTTTCATTATTTAGAAATATAATATATTTAGCAATAATTATTATATTTCCCTATGTTATACGATGAGTAAGAATTTTCGTAGAAATCGTAAGGGTGGTCGTCGGGCTTCTAAAAAGCCTAAAATGTCGTTTGCAAAGCGAGTGCTGTCGGTGCTCAATACACAAAGAGAACTGAAATGTGGTACGCCACTTGCAGTGAATATTACTAATGTCCGTCAGGATATAACTGCTGTTAATCGTCTCACAAATGTTGTACCTTTGTTGAGTAGCATCGTCCAGGGTGACGGTGAAGATAACAGACAGGGTAACAAAATAACTCTTAAAAAGATTGTTATTCGTGGTTACTATAAGATGAATTTACCTACTGGTAGTGCAAATTCCAGTCGTATATTAATTCGTAATGCTATTATGCGCCAACGCAATATCCTTGATGCACGTACTCTTACATCGGGTACGGTTGCACTCAATTATGACATTTTATTAGAAAACGACAGTCCCTATACAGGTGCTGTCGGCGACTACAATACTCCTTGGAATAAGGAGAGTTGTGTAGTCCGCAAAGAATTTAAACGTTCAGTGAATACTGATTATATTGTAGGTGGTAACGCAGAAGGTTTAGCAGAAAGTTATGTATTTTTTAATTACACTATGACTTTCGGTAAGGGAAAAACGCTCACATATCGCAGTGATGTAGCGAATTATCCGGAGGATTTCCCGTTTTTTATGGTACAGTCTGCTTCTGCACTTGGTTCCACTGTAATATTGGCTGCTGATGCAGTTTCGTTTAACATGGTTGCCACCCCATATTTCTATGATAATT